TATTCTCAAGGACGTTGGGGGCAGGGTCCACGAGCTGGAAAGTACCGTGGATGGCCTTACACTAGGAGCGGTTGCGGTCCCTGAAGCAAACACGGTGTTCGTGTCCAAGGGGGGAAATAATGGCACGGGAATGAGGGGTGAACGAACCAAGCCTTTCCTTACCATTGCTGCGGCGCTGGCGGTTGCCCAAGACGGGGATTTGGTGATGATTGGGCCTGGCACCTTCACTGAGGCGGGGCTGACCATTCCTGACGTGGCAAACCTCTACATTGTTGGCTCGGGAATGGGGGTGACCACGATCACACTTTCGTCTGGCAGAATCTCTCGCACGTCCAGCTCGGCACTGAACCAATTGTTGTTTGCCAATTTTAGTTACGACGAGAATAATGGAACTGACATAAGGATCAAAGGTACGGACGCTGGGGGGTATTGCAGCAGTGGGATCGGGCTGACATTTTATAATATTGAGATTCTCACGGATGACAACACAGAGTCTAACTGCATGACGGTGGATGAAGCGCGTATCGTTAGGCTGATTGGAGTCAAGACGGTAGCAAACTCGGGGAGAATTGAAATTGGATGCACGTCCGCTGCGGGGAAAGTGGAATTCAGAGATTGTGTGAGAACCGGAAATTCTGAATCCTGTGATATGTGCTTCTTCTATGGAATGAAGGAGTCTGGAGCTAGGGTAGCCGTTACAGTGTCGGGGTGTAAGTTTTACACTTGTAATAACGCACTTTCGCTAGGCCCTTACGTTGATTTGGTGGTTGACAGTGGCTGCGACTTCTTTTCGTGTAAAGAAGTAATTTATGCGGAAGATGCAGATGGCTGCACGCTACAAGTGTC